ATCGAAGATGTTATTCTTAACGGTGACGAGTCACTTACAACCGATGCACTTTACAAGTCATTTAATGGTGTTGTAAAGAAGGCAAAGACAAACGGACGTGTTGTCGATGCAGCTGGTGCGGGAATTTCTCGTGCAGTATTTAACTCAGCCCTAAAGGCTCTTCCACGTAAGTACAAGCAACGTCGTACAGACCTTCGCTTCCTTGCGGGATCAAACTTGATCCAAGATTACCTATACTCAAACTCACAGAACATCCAGAATGTTACTCCACAAGATATTGCTTCAGGCATTATCCGTGGCGACGTTCCAGTTCTTGGAGGTCCAGCAGGATATGTAGCTCCATACGCATTTGGTATTCCAATCGTTGAAGTTCCATTGCTTCCTGAGACACAGACAGGTACATATGCAAGCCCATCAGGTTCACACGGAGACATCCACTTGACATTCCCAAATAACGTTGTTATTGGTATCAAGCGTGACGTAACTGTTTACCGCTTCTTCTGGCCACGTAAGGACTCAATCGAGTACACAATGTATACTCGTGTTGGTGTTCAAATCGAGCAAGCAGATGCTTGGGTAGTTGTAAAGAACGTTAAGGTTGCTTCTTAATTAATTAAGAATTAAACTACCGAAAGGCCCCCAATTAATTTTGGGGGCTTTTCATTTAAATTTAACAATGCTATAATTAAAGGACCTAGAAAAAGGAGAAATAAAATATGTCGTTTGACACATTAAAGGTAGCTGAATTAAAAGTAATTGCAACAGATTTTGCAGTCGATACAGAAAACCTAAAGAATAAAAAAGACATTATTGCAGCCCTAGCAGAAGAAGGCGTTACTTGGAGTGTATACCAAAGTACAGTAGAGGCAATTGAAAAAGACACAGAAGAAATTGAAATTCTTCCTAAGTTTGATCCAAAAGCTCAGCCAGAAGATACAGTCCTTGTTCGTATGACAAGAGATAACATGAGATATGATATTCATGGATATACATTTACAAAAGATCATCCTTTTGTGGCTATGTCAGAAGAAGATGCTCAAAAAATCTTTGATTCAGAGGAGGGTTTTCGTTTAGCGACACCAAAGGAAGTTCAAGACTTCTATAACTAAACGTTAACATAAGTTAATGGCAGAAATATACAAAGATCAAACTTCGCCCATAAAAACAAAAATATTTTGGGGCGGGGAACTAGCAGATGCCGATGGCGATGTAATAGCAGTAGTTTATGATATAACCGAAGATAACACTATATCTCCTACTGTTAATCCAAATATTCCAGTTGGAACATTTACTGCTACAAAGTTAGAAACTGATATGGGAACATATCAAGTGATTTTGCCTTTTAACTTATGCCGAAGAAATCGAAAATTTAAAGTAGAGTGGCAATATGAAGTAGATGGCAATGAAGCTTCTCATGTATATTTTACAGATGTAGTAACGCCATACACTAATATATCAGATATCATTGATGATTTAAATTTTGGAACTGATCCATCTGATCCAAATTACAAGTCTTATCATGAGCTACAGATGGCAGAAAAATATGCCAGAAAACTTATTGAAATTTATACCAATCAAGTTTTTTATCTTTATGATGATACTCAAATAGTTTATGGTTCAGGTGCAAATATTTTGCCAATGCCATTTAAAATGAATGCAATTCACGAAGTTTATGAAAATGATGTGCTTTTAGTTGACAATATTAATAATGTTCATAATTGGATATATAATCCAATAATTTCTGAATCTGGTTTTGGAATTAGAGTTAATAGACAAGATTTAATGGATGACATGATTTATGTTTCTAATGGCCTTGTTCCTCCAACAATTAACGATCAAGGATATTCTGGCGCATTTAAAAAAGATTATAGATACTCTGTTGCTGGAAGATTTGGTTGGTCGTCTGTCCCAGACAATGTTGAAGAAGCTTGTATAATATTAATTAAACAGTTCTTTGATCAAGATCGTGATTGGAAAGATAAGTATGTAAAGAACATTAGTACATTTGACTGGAAATTTGAGTTTATGGAAGATGCTCACAGGGGCACAGGAAACTTATACGCAGATCAACTTCTTTCTCCATATGTATTGAATGGAATGGTAGCGTTCTAAAATGAGCCTAGCAACTTCATTAATGTCAATGAAAGCTGATATTTATCTTCAATTAGATACTCAAGATGAAAATACTGGATCTATTAAAAAAGAATGGATATTTACAAGAACTGTGCAATGTTCTGCAAAAGGAATTGTTTCTAATTCAGCCTCATCACGAAGTGGAGATAAACAAATCCTTTCCAATAAATATTCAAATGAACAAAAGCTTGAAATTAGAACACCAGAACAAATAACTTATAGAGAAAAAGTTACTAATATTAGAGATATGAATGGCAATGTAATTTGGAAAGAAATAAATTATCCAAACAATACTCCAACGGTATTTGAAATAATAGGATCTACTCCAATTACAGATCCATTCGGTAATGTTCTTGCGTACAACTCCGTTGCAAAGAGATCGGAAAATCAGGAAATTGGATTCTAGCGTAGCTTTAATACAAACTGCCAGCGGACTTGAAAGATTGATGGTAGGCTCATCTCCAGGAATTTTAAGAGATAGTACAGTTGCACAAATATCAGCATTTCTTTATTATGAAGCAGCAGTCCTTTCTAAGCTAACAACAAATGCTGAGTTTAAGAATTTATTTAAAACAACAATATTTAATCAAATAGAAAAAGACTTTGGCGACTATATTGATTCGCAGTCAAGAGTAAAGCCAAGATCTTTACATCATGTATACGAATGGAATAAGGTTGGAGTACCAACCGCAAGACTATTTAAACTTTCAAGACTAGATCTAGATGGCTTATCATTTAAAATAAACTATGACTTTAAATTATCCAAATCTTCGGTACCATCTAAAAATAAAAAACAAAAAAAGAAATATATATTTGCAAATAAAGCTCTTGTGATGGAGACTGGAATGCCCATAGTAATCCGCCCAAGGTCTGCTGAGCGACTAGTATTTGAGCTAGATGGTGAAACCGTGTTTATGCCCAAAGGTACATCAGTGACCGTTAAGAGGCCTGGTGGAGCACAAGCTACAAATCAATTCTCATTATCATATGGAAGATTTTTTGGCGGGCAACTAGTAAACTCATCAATCAAATCATCTGGACTACAAAGAATATTTAATTCAAAAATGACAAAAGCACTAAATCTTCCAATGAATATAAAAAAAGTGCAATATAGCTTTAGTGCTGGTAAAATAAGATTACAAGCTGACGAATCATTACAATCAGCATTTGGAGGCTCATTATGACTGTAGACTATAAAATAGATGCAATGTTTGAGCTTCGTAAATTTTTGTGGAAAGAGTTAAAAGCCACTGGCATATTTGATCCATATAATTACTACTCAGATAATCTTGGCGCAGAAATTATTCCTATTATTCCAGTTCAACAATCACCAGAATTAGATCAATTTTTAAACGGCAAAAAGCATATAGTTTATGACAAAATAGGAATGTCGTATGAAGATATATGGTTAATATGCTGTGAAAAGGTTTTATTTACAATACACGCAACAGACGTAACAGATATATATGAAATTAGAAACCTTATGATGGATTTATTTAGAAGAATGGATGAATCTGCAAAAGATGCCAATAAAGCCAAAGATACAAATAAGTTGATATTCCATAGTATCCACGTAGTTGAAACATCCCCCATAGAGCCTTCAGCAGAACTCAAGGGTTTTATGTCCACAGATGTAATCCTAGAGGTCAAGTACTCAAGGACCACTGATTCCAAGGGCCGATTCAACTAGTTGCTTTAAATCTGGTTATGCAGTAAAATTAGCTAAGAGGAAAAAGCCTAGCCAGCTTTGATTAGATTTAAAATGTAAGTCAATATATATATATGTTTATTTAACAGGAGGTTTTACAACATGGCACAAAACACAGGTAATGCTAGAAATATTCTCGTTGGTGCGTCACCGCTGTTTCTTTCAGTAACAGACATCACTAGCGCAGATTATGTAGCAGATGCTCCAGCAGGAGTATCAAAAGCATTCACAGCATCAAAGAACACATCTGTTCCAGCATTTGCAGCAAGTCTTTCTTACACAGATTCACTTAATGACATCGACACTGCAACAGCATTAACAGATGGCACAGCACGTTCAGGAAACACAGCATCTACACAAAAAGGTGCATTTTATCGTAACGTAGGTTACACAAACAATGGTCTTCAAGTTACATATAACCCATCATACGGTTCAGTAACAGTAGATCAGCTTCTTGACTCAGCAAAGCTTTTCAAGGAGACAATGGAAGTTATGATTGCAACAGAAATGGCAGAAGGTACTCTTGAGAACGTTCTTGCTGTATTTGGTCAGCGTTCAGAAACATTGGCATCAGCAGGCACAGGAAACACTTCAACCAAGACCCTTGGTCTTGCAGGTGGAGCTCTTGGCGAAGCACCAACAGAGCGTCAGCTTATTGCAGTTGGTCAAGCGCCAACAACATCAGCAGCTCCAAATACTGAGCGTGTATATTATGCACGTCGTGTTCTTTCTGTACAACAGTCACAGTTCTCTTTGGCTCGTAACGCAGCATCAACATTCCCAGTAACATTCCGTTTGCTTCCATCAGGTGATTCAGCACACGCAGGCAAAGAATATGGTTTCATCGTAGACCGTGTTATTGCAGCATAATTAATTAAATTAATTAGTAGAGCCCCTCAAGAAATTGAGGGGTTTTCTATTGCCATTATATTTTGCATATGATACAATAATTAAGACAAGATCCTAGGAGGATTAAATGGCAAGTACAGTATATGATGTTGAAGAAATTCAACTACAAAATGGCGCTACAGTTAAGCTTAAGCCTTTAACAATTAAAGAGCTTCGCAAGTTTATGGTAGCTATTGGAAAGACGGCAGAAGCAAAAACAGAAGATGAAACACTTTCAATTTTAATTGAAGCATGTGCAGTAGCTTTAGAAAAGCAGCTACCAGATTTAGTTAAAGATATAGACGCATTTGAAGATACACTTGATGTTCCAACAATTAATCGCATTCTTGAAGTATGCGGCGGAATTAAGATGGACGACCCAAACCTTCTAGCGGCAGCGGTTCTGGCTGGTCAGAACTAGATCTAGCCGCTTTAGAAGGGGAAGTTTTTCTTTTAGGTAATTATAAAAATTATGAAGAACTAGAAGACAATCTTTCAATGCCAGAATTGATCCAGACATTTAAATCAATGCAAAAAACTGAAACGGAAAAAAGAAAATTCTTAGCTTCAATTCAGGGTATAGATTTAGATGAAAGCAGTAAAGAAGAAGGAGATTCAACTTTCGAAGATATCAAACGTAAGGCCCTTGGAATAAATGCATCAGCAGATGATGTAGTATCACTACAAGGATCATTTGCCAGCGAAGCTGGTTTTGGTATTGGAGCTGGTTTAGGATACTCTATGGAGTAATATAAGTATATGGCCGAAAACAATTTAACGACTTACATTACCGCTAATGCAGATTTTTCTAGTTTAAGAACTCAACTAGCTGCAGTTACTGCCCAACTTATAAAACTTCAAGAAACAACAGTCGGAACAAACGCAAAGCTTGGTAATCAAATTGCTGTAATGAACAAAGCGTTTTCCGAGACTTTGCGTTCCACTGGACAGTTTTCAACACACTTTGTTTCTTTAAGTTCTGATGTACAAAAGTTTGGTAAAAATTTAGATTCAGGTCAATTAAAGCTTAATCAATATTTTAAAGCATGGCAGGGACATACAAAAAATACAGGTAATTTAATTAAAGATCTTGCAAAACAGCAGGTAATGCTTGAGCAAGCAATTGTTCAACCTCTTGGTAAAAATGCACAAGGATTAATGCAATATAATATACAGGTTGCAAAAGGTTTAGATGTTATAAAAAATAAAACAGCATTAGCAAGACAAGAAGCTTCTATCATGAATAAAGTAATGCAAGATGGAGCAACTGGATTAATTAACTGGGGTAAAAATACTCAGTGGGCAGGACGTCAGTTAACAGTAGGTTTAACTGTTCCTCTTGCTGCATTTGGAATGGCTGCACAAAAAGCATTCTTAGATGCAAATACAGAAATGGTAAGGCTTACAAAAGTTTACGGCGGATTGGCTGCAACATCTAGTGCAACTTTAGCTAAAGTTCAAAAAGATGTAAGCGAAACAGCAAAAGCAATGGCATCTAATTATGGTGTTGCTTATAAAGATACTATTGCACTTGCTGCAGATTTAGCAGCAACAGGAAAAGAAGGCAATGATCTTATTGCTTCAACAACTCAAACAACAAGATTAGCAGTCCTTGGTGAAATTGATCGTCAATCTGCAATGAAAGCAACTCTTGCTATTCAAAATACTTTTAAACAGAACACAGATGATTTAACTAAATCAATTGATTTTCTTAACGCAGTAGAAAACCAAACGTCTACAAGTCTTCAGGATTTAACAGATGCAATTCCAAAAGCTGGACCAGTTATTCAAGCAATGGGTGGAAGCGTAAAAGACCTTGCTCTTTATTTAACTGCAATGAAAGAAGGAGGAATTGATGCCTCATCAGGTGCAAACGCACTTAAGTCAGCACTTGCTTCTCTTGTAAATCCAACTAAAGTTGCTAAAGATATGTTTACTGGATTTGGAATTGATTTAGGTGGAATTGTAACAAAAAATGCTGGAAACTTAACAGATACTATATTAGGATTACAAACAGCATTAGATTCTCTTGATCCATTAAAAAAACAACAGGCAATTGAACAGCTGTTTGGTAAATTTCAATTTGCTAGAATGAACGCATTATTTGCAAACTTAGGAAAACAAGGATCACAAACTCTTAAAGTTATGGACCTTATGAAAGCAAGTTCACAAGACCTTGCAAATGTATCTAGTCGAGAATTAAATATGATGACAGAGTCCGCCTCTGGTAAATATAAAAGAGCTCTTGCAAGCGTACAAGCAGATCTTGCTTCAGTTGGTAAACAATTTCTTACAATTAGCACATACGTATTGCGAGTTGTAGATGGTATTGTAAAGTTTTTTGATAAATTGCCAGCACCAATTAAAAGTGTATTAGGATTTGTTGGAGGCTTAACAGCAATAGCAGGTCCGCTTATTATGTTAACTGGTGTGCTTGGAAACTTTGTTGGGTATGTAATCAAAGGTGTATTTCACCTTAAATCATTAATTAAAGGCGGACAAGGGTTTAAACTATTAACTCCTGAAATTATTGCAGCAATGGAAGCAGGCAAAGGCCTTCAGTCTACATTTTATAATGATGCAGAAGCAACAAATGTTTTAACTGCTGCAGTAGATACATTAACTCAATCATTTAATAATTTAGAAATGAAAGCAAATGCAGCCAAAGTTGCAATGAATCCAGCAATAAGTACAGTTGCTGGTAGCGTAATATCTGCAGGGAAACAAAGCGGAAGAGTTGTAGATAAAAATAGTCCATTAATTGGAAAACCTTATAGTCGACAAATGTCACACATGATTCCAGCTGGAACTCCACAAATGGGAAGTATCTTTGGTGTTGTTCCAAACCCAGGTCCAGTAAATGTAAGAATTGGAAAAAATCCACAAGCATATATGGGAGAAGATCTTCCAAAGATTCCAGGTGCATCTTCAATCAATGGAATATCTACAGGCGTAGTTGCTTCAGAAGCTGCTAAATGGCATGCTATGACTGGCGCACTTGCAATGCAATCAGAATCAGAAATAAAAGTATTAAAAGCCGAAGTTGCAGCAACAGGAACAATTACAGCAGAATTAGCTCAATCATATCAAGCTCTTCTTCCAGAGTTTACTACAATTACAGAGCTTGCTGCATCTGAAACTAAATCAATTGTTGCTCAACTGCAAGCAAGTAAAATTACTGTTGATCAAGCAAGAGCACAAATTATTGCATTAAATGGTGAAATTGAAGCAATGCTTGCATCTAGTGCAACTCAAGTTGCAACAACAATGGGAAGAACAGTTAATTTAACTACAGTCCCTTTGACTGGACAACCAGCAGTCACAGCAACAGGCAAATCTAATATGAAAGAACTTTTTCATAAAGGTCCTACTGCTTCCATTGTTGATAAAATTGCAAGAGCATTAGGTGGAGTAAGAACTTCAGGGGCAGGATATTCTGTTGAAACGACAAAGCCAACAGGCTTAAACGCTGGTGGAAAAGTTTATAATCCTTCACGGGATGGCAACGTGGTTCCTGGAAGCACATCTATTAAGTATGACAATACTCCAGCAATTCTTCATGAAGGTGGATTTATATTAAATCAAGATGCGTCAAAAAATAATCCAGACTTAGTAAGCGTTGCAAAAAATACACGTAATTCGGGAGGTAAAGTTGTTCCAGCTTTAGTTACTCCAGGAGAAACTTATTTTACACCAGAAATTGCTAGTCAGATTATGCCAACACTTGAAAAAGCTAATAGTGGTTCTAGAATTCAATTAAAAACAAAAGGTGGAAGCATACAAGCAACAGCACAAGCCATTAGATCTTTATTTACAACTAATAGACCTTCATATAGAAAACAAATATTAGCTTTAGCAGAAAGAAGAAATTTAGAAAGAGCCGCAGTAAGAGAAAGAGATTCTCAATTTGTTGGAAATTATGGCACGAGAGCTTGGTTGACAAGAGGAGCATCAACAAGATCTGTATTAGATGAATACATAAAATCATTGCCAGCAGGACAAAGAAAACAGGCTGCAAAGCTTTTTGAAGAGTTCTCTGGAAACGTACGTACAGGTAGAGGCGGAATGGATAAAGGATTTGCAAGAGATACATTTGCAATTGAATCAGGACACCTAGAAAAAGGTGGATCCCTTGATAAACTTCTTGTTACAAATAAACTTCCTTCTTTAAATCTTGAAAATATAACACATGCAACACATCTTACACAAGCATCTGTAAAAAATGGCAAAAGATTTGTTAGTAGATATACAGTAGATTTTGATTCTAGATCTAATCTTCAAGCTAATCATGGCACACTTATTGCTCAAAACTTCTTAGAAAGAAATATGACTCGTACAGGTAAATATGATAGATTAATGCAGCAAGCAGGAGTAGATAAATCAAATTGGGTAACAACAGAACAAGAGATTGATGCAAAGATTCAAATGCTCTTAAAAGGCAAAGAGTCTAAAAAAATTGGTGATGAAAAGGGAGATATAACATTTAGCTCATTTATTCCATTAATTGATTCATCAATAATTGCAGCTGGAGGCTCTGCTGTAAAACTAACAAGATTAAAAAGAAATTCTGTAGAAAGAAAAAATGCTGGCGGAATAATTGGCGGAATGGTTAGACCTGGCAAAAATAATTACGGTAAACTGCCTTCATGGATCATTAGAAATGAAAAAGTTAAAAGTTTAGGAAATACAGACCCAGCTCATGGAGTTCTTCAAATTGGTAGATACCAACCAGCAATGCATGTCCGCAATCAATACATTGCCCCTAAAATTAGATATAGAGGAAGCTTCCAACCATTTACAATGGATAAGGGACCAACTGCAGGAAAAACAAGCTATATTCCAAGAAGAGAAAATGCCATAGCAGCATTTGAAACTGGAACAATAGAGACAAGAGCAAAAACTGCTCTATACAATTATATGCAGGGTGACTATCAAGCAATTAATGATCCAGCAGTTCAGGCATATCTTTCAACCATAAGAACTAAATTTAGTGGAACATTACATAGAGGTGTTAGGAATCCACAATCTTTACCTCCAGTTATTGCTAACTTAATTAAAGAAGGAAGATGGTCTGAGCTTGTAGGAAAAGAATTTATTATGCGCCGATCATCTTGGAGTAAAAATCCAGATACTGCAGAAGGATTTGGTCAGCTGCAAATGGTTGCATCTGTTAAAAATAGAAATGCAGTTCCAGCTTCTGAAATTTTTCCAGATCTAACATTTCATTCCCCAAGCGGTCCAATACCTGTAAATGAAAGTGAAGTTTACATGGGAGGCAAATTTAGAGTAGTTGCTGCTAGCAAAAATAAATTAAAACTAGAAGCAGTAGTTGATGGAAAGCGTGAGATGGGTGGAGTAGTAGGAGCTGGCAAATCATACCTTGTTGGAGAAAAAGGCCCAGAACTATTTGTTCCACGCAATAGCGGAGGAATAATTCCAAATTATGCTTTAGGCGGACGTGTACATTCAGGAAAAAATAATTATGGAATGCTTGGCCAATTAGCAATTTTAGCCGCAATGCAACAAGGAACAACTTTTGTGGGAAGTAAAGTGGGTGGAACAGCAGGCACTGCAATAAATAGCATGGGAAGCATTCTTCCATTCTTAGCAATGAATCAAGGCATGGGTGGAGGATTTAAATCTAAACTTTCAGGAAGAATGAATACAATGCCAGGATTTACAGAAAAGCTTCCAGCTGGAATGGAAGGCCCACAAAATCTTTCTAAGATGGGCGCACAGTTAACAAAAACAGCAGAAAGTGGAGGAGTGTTTAGATCTTCATTAGCAAAAGCTGCAATGGGATTAACTAGGTTTAATTTAATAACTGCTGGAGTAGTTACTGCATTAATAGTTGCTAATAAAGTTTGGCGTGATCATCAAAAATTTGTTAAAACAAATGCAGACGGATATGCTCTTTCAGCAGCTGCAGCAGATAAAGCAGGACTTAAATATAGAAGCTATAATTCTATAATAAAAGACACGGTTCAAAATGCAAAAGATCAAGCAGAAAGAAATAAACTTGTTTATCAAAGCATGGCTGATTCTGGAACACCTTTAAATCTTACTATTGAACAATATAAAAAATTAAAAACAGAAGTTAAGTCAACATATAAAGAACAAATTGCTGCTATTAATCAAGCCAACGGTAATGATGCAACACTTCAAATAGCAATTAGACTTAAAGAACAACTAGTTGCAGCAGGTATGAGCGCAGAAGAAGCAACAAAAAAGATTTACACTATGTTTCAAATGTCTAACAAAGCTGGGTTGGCAGTTTCTGCAACAACAGGAAATCCAGCATTTAGAAAAATTACAGATGCAAATTCTGCCTCGATATCTGCTATTAATACTTATGAGTATGCAACCAAAAAAGGAAGCAAAGGATATCAAAGAGAAGGTTCTGCTCAAGCAGCTCAATTCCAAACAGCAATGCAATCAATTGAAGGTGGAATTCAAGCCAGGATAGACGCTTCAGAAAAAGCTGCTAAAAAAGACCTTACAGGTAAAAAACAAAAATTAACATATTTAGAAGCAGAAAAACAACAACTAGACTTTTTAAATCAAAAGCTAGGCAAACAATCAAAAATTACTGAAACAACAATTAAAGAACTTGCTAAAACAAATCCTGAAATTAGAAAAATTGTAACTACTTCAGATACTCTTGTTAGCGTATGGGGCAAACTAAGATTATCTGCAGCAGGCTTTGCTGGAGATCTTACACAGCTAAATGCTAAACAAGTTCAAGAGCTTGATCAGATGAGAAGCACAATTGAAACTACAGTTATTGATACAAATAAAAATGGTTTATTAAAACAACAATATTCTGATTTAAAAAAATTAGGGGATCAAAAAGCAGCAATGGAAAAAGCTGCAAAAGGTCAAACAGTCCAGCAACAAATTAATGCTAGAGATGCTATTAAAGCACTTCAAAAACAAATTGATGAAACTAACAAACTTACTGATGCAAGATTAAAAGCTCTTGATGCAGCCAAAGCAGAATCAGATATTGCAAATCAAATTGCAAAAAAGCAAGCCGAGTATGACGCAGCCCTAGCAACTGGAAATTCTGCAGCAGCTCAACAAGCAAGTTTAGACATTAAAGGATTACAATCAACATTACAATATGATGCACAGAAAAAAGCACTTGAGGATAGTGCAAAAATTCTTAATGCTCCTCGTGAAGCAGCAATTGCTGCATTAAATGATGGGCAAACAAAATTATCTGATACAGCAGCATTAGCTGCAGAACAGCTTTCAAAAGTAACTGCAAAATATGATAAACAAAAAGGTGCAATTGATACGGTTAACACCGCAATGACCACATTAGAATTAAATGCAAAAGCAGCAGGAAAAACAATTGCAGAGTATTCAAAAACCCCGTTGGGTAAAGGAATGGCAGCTCAATTAATTGCTGCAGTAAAAGAAGCAGGCGCACAAGTTACTACCACTACGGCAGGATTGCCTGAAATTGTAAATGGAAAGCCAGTTCCTACTACAAGAAAATTGACTGTTGGCGAAATAGCAACAAACATTGCAGGGACTAATGGGTTAGATAGCAAAGTTGATATTGCAATAAAAGATTTAGGCGGAGGTAAAACTTTAGCTGATGTTGTTGCAGCGGTAAGAGGAATGCACGAGACTGGAGTTAAGGGTGTATATGGAGCTGCAGATTTAAAGAAAGATAATAATGGACAAATGTCCCTTGATCAGCAAGCTAGAAATAGAATTATAACTAATAAAGATTTAAGATTAAAATATAATTTAAGTCAAAAAGGGTCTACTTTTGAATATGATGGAGTTACTTATGTATCGACTGGTGGCCTTAATGCAAGGTTGGTAGTAAAAAATTATAATGGTCAAGCTCCAGTTACTAAAGCAACGGGCGGCTATATTAATCATTATGATAATGGCGGAGGAGTAAAGGGCCCAGGAACTGAAACATCAGATTCTATTCCAGCATATCTTTCTAATGGAGAATATGTTGTACGTGCAGCAGCAGTTAAACAATATGGAACTGATTTCTTTGATGGTTTAAATGCACAAAAGTTTGGAAAAGGCTCAAAGGGTGGAGTATCTTTACGTAAATTTGCATTAGATCAATTTACAAGTTTAACAGGCACTGGTAGTCCAATAGGAGCATTAATTAATTTACCAAAAGTAGCTAGAAATATTTTTCAAAAATATGAACAAAGAGATGAAACTGGTAAAAATATTAATGGATGGGATAATGTAACAAAGTCTAAAAATCCAGAAACAGTATATTTATCTGTTGAAGATACTACAAAAAATGCTGCTAATAAAAAAAGTAATTTAAATTCAATTTATTCAGCAGCAAATTATTTAACTGATTTAACTGGAATTAACTTTAAGGTATTAAAACCAGGTTCTGAAAATACAAATAAAGCAAAACATTCACAAAAGATACCAATAAAATTTGCCACAAGAGATTATATGAAACAATGGGCAGGACCATTTGTAGCAGGATATACTGACGGACTAGCTCCAGGAGATCAGATATATTTAAGGTCTGCTTACAATAATAATAAATTTACTACTCATCGTCAAGGCTCAAAAATTGTTGCAACACATGAAATATTGCATCAATTAGGATCAATATATGGAAATGGTGGACATAGTAAAAATCCATTTAATATAATGGGATCAGAATTAGGTATAAATCAATATGTAACTCATAAAGATATTGAGGCAATAAGAAATAAATTTGGCTACTATAATCATTCTATGAATCCTGTAGCACAAAAGTTTCATGCAGGCGGAAAGGCTGGCCACAAACATAGTGATGAAAATAATGGTTGGCTACAAAAGTGGGCTAAATCATTAGAGGGAGCACCTGCAGCTGAGATGCTTGGAACAGCCGCTCTATTAAGAAAGATTGCGGGTATTGGTAAAAAGGGAGACACCTTATCTGCTGCCATGATACCTTTGAATTTTCTTGGAGGAGGGCTAGGAAATAAATTAGGAATGGTTTCAAAAATAGGCCCTGGAGCGTCTGCTGCTTCACATATTAATCCAGTAAAAGCAAGCACTCAAATAATGAGAAATCTTAATGGAAGTATGTTAGAGTCAGCAATTGCAAATGGAAGAAAAGTTCCTACAATTGTTCCTGAAAATTGGTGGGCAAACAAGGCAAATCCAACACCATACCTAGAACAATTTAAAGATATGTTCCAAGGTACTAATAAAATGCACCCATTACTTATGGCAAGCGATTACGGTGCTGGATTTAGAAAATATTGGGGAAGAGCTTATGATTCATTAGTAAAATCAAAAGATCCTTCTCTTAAAGGAATTAAAAATGTTGATGAATTCTTTAGATCAATTGCAGAAAAAACCCCAGGATGGGGAGCACGATACTCTGAAGACGCAACACACCCATTAATTGAAGCTGCAAATAAAGCAGTTATGGGGGCACACGGACTTGCCGCAGACCAACCTATTGCATTATTTAAAGCAGCAATGCATCAAGGCCAAGCAGGGTATTCTTCAATATCATCAAAATTTGCAAGAGCATATTTAAACGGCCCACACCTAGGCGTATATAGAGATACAGTGAAAGGCACCGAACAAGGCCTATATAAAATTATAACTGAAGCTAAAAAATTAAAAGACCCGCTAGGCCTTGGTGGAATTTATGATGAATTTGCAAATGTTATCCCACAAAGTTTAAATAATGCAGTAAAAATTGGCAGCGGAGCAACAAGTGCCCATCAGGGTTACCTAAGAGCAACAAACCTAACAGATTTTTATTCAGCACTAGGACTTGGGAAAAAAGGGGTGCTTGGTAATTCAACTTCAGATTTAGAAAAAATTCTTTCTAAAATGGATCCCGCAGTCTTGGCAAGCAAAATGAAATTACCTAAATTTGACAATGGAATAAATAACGTTCCTGCCGACATGCTAGCACAGCTTCATAAGAATGAAGCAGTAGTTCCTGCTAATATGAACCCCTTTAATCCAAATGCTAATAATGCTACAATGGCTAATAGCTCATATACAGTCAATAATTATATTAATGGATATGATGGAAATATTAATGAGTTGTCAGATATTGTAACTAGAAAAACAATTACTGCAATTAAAAGCCTTAATGGACAATCAGCATCAATGGTTGGAACTTCAAAGAATGTGAGTATTAAATAATGGCAATGACATTACCAGTAGGTTCAATACTTTACATAGATATATCTACAAACGATACCCCCGTTTGGCAAAAGCTTTCTGAGCATAATAGAGCTCCAGTATCTATATCTACAACTAGAATTGAAAAAACACAAAGAATGTCTAATGGCACATTAAGAAAAATATTTATTGCTGATAAAAAATCAATTGATACAAGTTGGTCCATGCTTCCTACAAATGATGTAATGACAATAGACGGAGGATATGGCGCTGGTTCCATAAGATCATTTTATTACGGCAAAGGCACTGGAGTATTTAAAGTAAAAATTTCTTATAATGGAGTTTCAGCAAGAGATGAAATAATGATGATGTCATTTATAGGTTGTTCATTTACGGTAGTTAAAAGAAATGTAAAAGAAAAAACTGCAGATATTGCTCAAGAATTTTGGGACGTTTCTATAAATCTGGAAGAAGTATAATGTTATCAGCATCAACCTCTACACTTAATGCAATTAATCAATCAACAACATTTTCAATGACTCAAGGGTGTTTACTTGAATACAATATGAACGATTTGATTTCAGGTGTAACAGTAAGAGGGCCAGGCGGCACATCAGATAATCCAGCAGGATCTTTGTCATATACCAATCCACAAGGGGTTAAAGTGTTTGATAAGCTATTTCCAATTACAACAATAATTGATCCAAGAAGACCAAAGTACGCTGGAGTTCAATATATGATACTCGGAGATCCAACTCTTGCAGCAAGAAAAGCATCTGGAGTATTAAATGCATCAAGCTATAATTCATCAAAATCTTTTGCAAATAGACTTTATTATCCAGGAATAAAGACAGCGTATAAATATTGGATAAGTAAACCAGCTTCAGGAAACCTTTTATCTGATTGTATAATAACAGTGACATATCCTAAAATTAATAATATTGCTGCTGTTTCTAATAAAATTACTATTAAATTTGAAACATCTCATGGAAAGCCCACCTCATGGAATTTAAAATCTTTAAACCTTGCTGGCACAGAACAAACTATTTACACAGGAACGACATGTTCAGATAACGGAGTGGTAAACATATATTATGATGGTGCCACATGGTCAACAACAGAATTTTTATCTCCAACAACAGGGATTGATATTACAGGATTAAAATTACAAATTAATACAATATCAGAATCAGGCGGATATTTAGGAGTAATAGAGATAGCAGCTAAATATGTAATTGACGTAACAGATAGGCTTGTATCATTTGGAATTACAAAAAATTCATCTGATTCAACAAATGGCCTTATACCCGTAGGTGATGTTACTGCAAATTCTATAAATTTATTAATAAATGGATATGACAAGCAGTACTCGTATTATGATAAAACTACATCATTTGATAAAACTAAAATAAACTTATATAATAATATTAAGATTAAACCATTTGTAACCATAGGATCTGACAAAATAAATCTTGGAGTATTTTATGCAAGCGATTTTTCAGTCAGCGAATTTGGAGATATACAAATAAATGGTTTAGATGGAGCAAAAGAACTTCAATATATTAAACCACCAGATATTGTAACTCAAGATATGTCATCAACTGCTATTATAAGAAGATTATTAGATTCAATTGGTTTTACAAACTATAATTTTAATTTAGCATCAAATGATACATCAAGCATCTCCCCTCTTTATTGGTATACCGATAATACAAAAACTGTATGGCAACATATACAAGATCTTTGCAAAGATACACAGATGGTAGCCACATTTGATGAAAATGATATTTTACAATTTTATCCAAGAGATTATATATTTGATAAAACAAAAAATACTCAATTTAAATTTAGATATAATTCAAATGAATCAGGCCTTGCTAATATTTCACAATTAACATTAGAAAATGTTCCTACTGTTAAATCAGTAAAAGTTGTTTATAGTCCACAACTAGGATCAGCTTATTTAAGTTCAGCAGAGCCTATATATAGATCAGCAGTTTCTATTTTAGGAGCGGCAGCTTTAGTTGATAATTTATTACCAACTGCACCCTCAGATACTAATGCAGCAGGAGAAATTTCACCAAATGGAGTTGTACATTTAGAACCAGTAATAATAGACTCAAATGATAAACAAATATATTCGTATAGCGGTTATCTTTTATTAGATAAAGAAATAATTGAATTTGATGCAATAGAATATTCATATGTTAATTTATCAACAGCAACATATAATTCTTTATTATTAAAATACGTAGGCCCTACATCTGTAAAATGGATTACTTCAGATACAGATGTTTCAAAATATCAAGGAATTGCTGCTCCACAAACTTTTACTCCCACAGGAAGATATAGAATAAAATCAAGAAATGCTTTTGGAATAATACCAGCTGGCAATACAACAGACTTAACTCACAACGTAGAAATAGATTTATTAAAGCGGCAATGGACTGGATATAAATGGGATTCAGTAGCAGGAACATTAACTCCAAACGAATATGTATTTCAATTAACCAACCTTGTACCAGACGACAAAAATTTATTATTAAATCCAATTTCAAGATCTTTTATGACGATAACTGCTCCCAACACTATTCCAATAAAAAATGCTAATCCAGCATTAGAATCTTCTTATCCTCCAAATACTATTTATTCAATGGCAACAATAAATGCTAAATATTCGGGTAATAAAAATTTTATTATAGGAACAAATTTATATTTTCCTTTAGTAATTAATCCTGTTACAAAACAAGCTACAGGAAATCAGCGTACACTTGCAGGCATAGCCTTTTCATTAAATACTAACAACACAAGTGGTTATTTGTTAACAATGGGAACTTCACAAAATACTAATGGTGAACAACAATATAAAGATATTAATTTTTATAAAATTGTAAATGGCAAACCAGTATCTATGATTACAAGTCAAAAAGATACAGATGGTACTATTATAACTAATATTAATGGTGGAGAATTATATCGAGTAGATATAAAAGGTACTGATCAAACTATTAATGGCGTAGCATCAAGAATATTTAAAATAATGATTAACAATAAAGCTTTTTCTGTTGTAGATACATCTCCACTATCTTTAACAGATAAAATAGGCTTAGTTTCTCTTCAAGGCATATCTTCATTTGATTATGTATATACATCATCAATTACAGATGACGAGTTTGTTAATAATAATTATTTTAGTATATATCATGGATTTTTGGGAGAAAATTCTGCACTTGTAAAAACAATATCTGATTTTGTATTTCAAAAAGGTTCAGATCCAGCTTACCCAGTTTGGGTAAAAGAATTTGGACCAGTAGCTAGAGAAATTAGAAGAGTTCAATCTAGATATGCAGCAGCTCCAGCATTTCCAAGATACCCTCTATTAGTTCAAAATCCAGACGTGACTATAATAGGGTCTTCAGTTGATTCTTATACAATGGATGTTTTTGTTATGAATAATACTGGTGTATTTACAGCATTAGATAATGGGCAAGAAAGGCAATTTATTGTAGTAGGAGACTACATAAATCCATCAGACCCATATGAATATATGGATCCAAAATTAACGGATGCCGATAAAGCAGAGCAGGTAGGATTTGATTCGGTATGGATTCAAAAAGAATCTGAGGCAAAACAGTTAGCTGATTGGATGACAAGCCAATGGTCTCATCAACAAAAAGTAATAACAATAGATACCTTTATAAACCCATTACTTCAGGTAGGAGATGTAGTAGAGGTTTCATACCCATCAAGCAATCTATATTCATCAGAAGATTTATCTCCGCCAAGCATAGGAAAATATGTTATATTATCTCTTGATACGATATATGATCAAAATTCTTCAACTACACAAGTTGTATGCAGATCGATTTATACATGATGAAATGGTAGAATGTAAATATGTCAGATAACATTAAAGTACCCGCATCCAAAATTCCAAAAGGTAAAAAGATTTTGCTTTACCCTGGAGACCCATTAATTGGAGTTCTTAACCCAGACTCTTATATTATAGTCAATAAAGGAAGTTTAGAGCCTGTTCAATCAGTTGGTGTTGATAACGGAGGAGAAGGCAACAACGGAGATGGCGGAGATGGTGGAGAAGATCCAGAAACTCCAGATCCTAAATCTGCACCAAAATTAGAAGACATAACATTGATAAGCAAAACTCTTATTACAGATGGAAATGGAAATCAGTTTGCTGAATTTAAATTTAATATAAAAAATAGTGTAGGTAGCGAAGTAGTAGGAGTATATGGATATGCAAAATAATATAAACGCATTTGGAGAGTACGTTTTTTATCAAAACGGAATTGAAATTGCAAGATCTAAAAATATATTAACTAAATATGGAAAAAGATATATAACAGAATACTTAGCTGGACAATCTTCTAATCCACTTAAAGATATTGCAATTGGAATAGGTACTGCTGCTGCAACAGTTAATGATACTCAATTAGGATTTGAATACTACAAAGCAAGAGTAACTTTAAGTAGCCCAGACATTCAAACAAGTTCACTTACTGGATTAACAACATATGGAGTTGTATACAAAGCAACTTTACCTCCAGAAGTTTCAGGAATAATAAATGAAATAGGTTTATATCCAAGTGTTACATTAGGATCAACAGATTATTCAAGCAGATCAATATCTAATTTTGAAAATGGACAATACTGGCTAGATGATGCTGGAGTTTCTGTATCAACAATATCTTCTCCATCTCCATTAATAGGAACATATTATATTCCTATTACAGCTACATCATCTTCATCTAAAAAATATTCTTATGATTTAAATTTAGATCTTTCAGGATATAGCGCTAACGATAGTATGACAGTTGCATATAATCAAAATGATATTAATTTAGATTATTTATTTGTAAGAGCATATAGTTCAAGTACAGACTATTATGAAATTAGATTTCCAGGCTCAGCCTCAATAGGAACAAAAATAAATTCTTTAACATTAAATAATTTATATAGTAGCACATATGGAAACGGAACCCCAGACAATACATCCATAGTAAGGGTATCAGTTGGATTAAAAGCAAAATCTTCAGGTTCATCTACAGTTTTAATGGATGGTTTAAGAATTAATGACGAAGATTCTTTTAGATCAGACTATGGATTAATAAGCAGATCCGTTCTTTCATCACCCATAACTAAATCACTGGGAAGACAAATGGATATAGAATATAGGTTGGGAATTAATTTCTAGTGGCAAGCTATTATGCAGATAATCCAGGAGATGCAAATTTTTTATTTCCTGATTTACAAAAAACAGATCAAGCTTCGGCGTTAGCTGCTGCAACAAAATCAAAAGACTCGTTTGATATAACATTAAAGCTACCGCTTACCAGAGCAAATAAAATATTTTCATTTTGGTTTAATTATCAATATCAAGATCCAGATACTTTGCTAATAAGCGAAGGTCCTAGATCCCCAATAGTTACATATGGATTTGATATTCCAAACTTAACTAAAGGAGTTTTAAACCTTACTCTCACAGCAGGATTTAAATCCTATGGCGTTAAATTTACTATAGACCCAACAAGTGTTCAAGAAGACATTGTAATATTTGAAAGCTTAACGGCAGATTTTGCAAATCAATATATTGTTTATGTTGGAACCTCTACAAACGTAACAATTAACACATCTGATTTTGCCCCACGCTGGGTTAAAGTAAGGTCAAGAGATAAATGGCTTACTCAAAATAATACTGATGTAATTGCGGTTGGCCCAGACGCTGGCGGATCAGTAACTCCTAAGAATGCAGACCCTGATACATCAACCCCCCCTTCAGCACCAGGATCTGTAACGCCAATACCGTTTATAGATGCATATGACAAGACTGGATTCAGCGCTGGATCAACTTTTAATTGGACAGCAAATACAGATACAAATACTGCAGGTTATGTTATTAGGTGGACAACTGAAAATCCAGCCACTACTACAAACCCTATTTGGGAATATGGCCAGGTAGATGGAAAAACCACAACAACATTTACTACAACAGGTCTTCTTCCAAATACTTTATACTATTACCAGGTAACAGCAAAAAGTCCTTACAACGCTATCTCGTGGTTATCACCTTACTCTGGGACATTAGGGCCTATTGTTGATCCAACTGCACCAACGGACGTGTGGGCTCAATTAAAATCAATACTTTCAATCGGTGGGAAAACGGCAGATCTATTTAAAATAGGAACTGGTATAACTCAATCTATAAATACATCAACAACAATAACTCCATCTATGAGTGCATCTCTGCCATGGAGCGGAATTATATTAAATAGATCATCCACAAACTTTGGTCACAACTATTGGTTAAATACTGGTCAGTTTAGAGTTGGAAGTGCTACAAACTTTTTATATTGGGATGGCTCAGATTTATATACAACAGGAAAGATAAATGCAACAGGAGGTTCTTTTACAGGAGATGTACAGCTAAATGGGGGAACCTTATATGCTGGCGCATTACCAAACTCAGGGGCAAGAGTAAGGCTTGATAACGCAGGAATATTTGCATATGATTCAAATAACAATCAAACCGTAGCAATTACACAAGCAGATGGAAAGCTTGATGCACGTAAGGGCTATATTGGTGGATGGAATATTGATGGAACTGCTCAAACTACGGGCTCTATTTACAGTAGCAATACTAAAATTGAAAGTAATGGAACAATTACTTTAGGAGATACTACAGGAACTTTGCCTTCTATTATAAGGCTAAGCGCTACAGATCCTTATAGACTTTGGATAGGTTCACAATCTTCTTCAGCGGCAGCATTTAAAGTTGATTCAAGTGGAAAGCTTTATGCAACAGGTGCAGTTATTGACGGTAATACATCAATATCAGGTACAGTAACAATTGGTGGAGCAACTGCCTCTACAGTTGTTTCTAATGCACAAAATGCATTACAGGCCGATGGAACTTTTTCAGGAACAATTTCTTCATCAGCTACAATTAACGGAGTAGCTGCTTCTAATTTAACAAAAAGAGCAGAAGATGCATTTACAGCTGCACAAAATGCTCTTCCATCTTCAAGTTTTAATAGAGCAGCTATTGTTCAATACATAAACTCTACATCTAATAACCCAACCAATACAACATACATCGATGGCGGAACTATTCATACAGGAACAATATCTGCAGATGCAGTGGTGACAGATTTTATTTCAGCATTTTCAATTAACGCAAATAATATCACGACTGGAACTTTATCTGCAGATAAAATTAGTGGTGGAACAATTGGCGCTACAATTTCTATTACAACTCCAAATATTACAGTTGGAACAGAATACGATTCTTATTACTTTAGAACAAATCAAGTCAGATCTGGAACAAGCAGAGCTGCGCTAGGCTTAAATAACGTTAACATGATAAGCGCAGACTCTGCTGGAATGCTTTCAAGTTGGTACCCATACAATAATAATGATGTTTCATTAGGGATTGTAAGTCCTTATGTTCAAAGGTTTAAAAATGCATATTTAGTTAATAATCCAAATGTTAGTTCTGATATTAGATTAAAAAAAGATATTACTGCAACTAATCTAGGATTAGATTTTATTAAATCTTTAAATCCAGTTCAATACAAATTAAAAGCTAGATCCAGAAAGGATAAAGTTGATGAGAATGGAAATGTTGTTTACTATCCTGGCACAGATAAAGCAGTTTCAGAATTAAATGAAGATGACCCAGGAAACAGATATCATTATGGTTTTATTGCACAGGAAGTAAAAAGCGCATTAGATTTAAATGGGGTGGGAGAACAAGCAGGTCTTTGGGCGATAGACAACCTAGAAGAACCAGATTCAACACAAGCGCTAGTATATTCTGAATTTATTTCTCCATTAACTAAGGCTGTACAAGAATTAGCAAATATGGTAGAATCGTTACAACAAGAAATATCCGAATTGAAAGGCAAATAATGGATAAAACAGAGCTAGTTATTCAAGCGCTACAGCAAAGAATTGGTGAGATTGTCTCACAGTATGAGACACATATTGCAGTTCTTCGTGCAGAAGTAACTCAACTATTAGAACAAATTCAAAGCATGGAAGTTCCAGCGGAACAACCAAAGGAGTAATAAATGGCAATTACATTAAAACCAATGTCTATTAATGCAGGAGACCCTGTAACATCAGACCTGCTTAGTTTAATTATACAGAACCTACAGACTGTAGCAAAGGGAGAAACGGTATCTAACATTGCCGTCGATGCTTCTGGACTTTCAAATGCATTAGATCCTACAAATAAAACCACTATTGCTTATAATACAATTGTTCCAGTCCCATACTCAGTAAAAGTTTCTTCTGCTGCATCAGCAACAAATGCTAAAACCGTACCATACGGAAAGACATTTATTGGAACACCCTCTGTTTGGGTTCAAATGAACTCAGTTGCTTCTTTTGCTAATTCACAAGTTTTTCCACAGGTTGTTAGTGTGGGTTCCACATCTTGTGATTTATTATTTAGAACAAGTACAGCAAATGGCACTTTAAAATTTACATTATTTGTTACAGGACAACTAGCCTAAACTATTGACAAGTCATAACCATATGTTACAATTACTGTAACATCAAAGTCACGTACCCGTGACTTTTTTCGTATAAAGGTAGATAATGAGTAACGATTTAAAATGGATGCTTTCATCCGACCAGCAATTTCCATATCAGGATGATAAAATGATTGCACTTTGGTTTAAGGTCATGAAGTGGTTTAAGCCAGACGTTGTTGACTACCTTGGCGATACAGATGATCAAGCATGCTATAGCAAATATACAGAAGGGCGCTCAGCAGAGTTTTTAAACCTTCATAAGACTGATAGTAGAGATCTTATTGTTCCAATGATGCGCCATGAAGCAAAGGGTGCAAGAGATTTCTATGCAAAGACTAGAGATATGTTGCCAGACGCACAGCTATTTTCAGCACTTGGAAACCATGATGTTAGAATTTTTAATTATGTAGATGCAAAACTTCCTGACTATATTAATGAGGTTACACCAGAAGCTTTGTGGGGACTTGATTCATTGGGGTATGAATATATTCATTATAATGAATTGCCTAAGCGTCGCTTTGGAGATATCCATGTTCACCATGGACTTTCAATTGCAGCAACTGGTTCTGTTCGTAAAGATATGGAAGACCTTCAGATCTCATTAATTAGAGGACACTCACACAGAATTGCATCGCATTTAGTTACATATGAATTAAGAAATAATGGCGAGGGTGAAACTATTCGTGGCTATGAGCTTGGACACATGTGTGATGAAAAGGGTCCAGGAATGAAGTATATGCAACACCATGATTGGCAAAAAGGATTTGCAATTGCTCACATTGTTAATGACTATCCTCATATTCAGATGATCCATGTGGCACCTGATTATTCATGTGTCGTTGACGGGAAGTTGTTTACACTATAATGTGGTGCGGAAAATGTAAAGGACGAGTTTTTGTAGACAGAGTATTCTCACAAAAACTACATATGGAATTATTTTGTATCATGTGCGGCAAACGCTGGATGTGCAATAAAGAAACGAGTGCTTTCGGAAAATGGCTGGAATCAAAAGAAACGGCAAATCAAAAAGCTTACGGTATTTCTTCTTAAACGATAAGATACATAAAGTTTTAAAGTCGTCCAGATCAAAGGATGAAATGATTGCTTGGTGCTATCCAGACAAAAAAAGAGTAATGTATTCCTATTCACAAGTTAAAAAGAATATGGAGACTGCTTATACTGTTGTAGAAGTTGCCGCTATGCTTAACAAGCATAGGGTAACCATACAAGAATATATATTAAATGAGAAGGTTGCTACCCCTCAAAAGATATATCCAATAGGACAACCAGATAGCAAAAATTGGTCTCAATATATGTTTAATCAAAAAAACATATTAGATATACATCAACATATATTAGACTCAGGACACTCAAAAGAAATTCCATCAAAAGCAGAGGTCCAGGCTCTTCTCAAAAACAACTTAGTATTGTATACTAAGACAGAAGATGGAAAGTTTGTACCAGTTTGGAAGGCGGAGTAATGGAAAAAAGTAGAGTAGTTACTTGCGATATCTGTAATCGGGACGTAGAGGTTCGTTGGGGCATATTTGCTAGCGATACACTTAATAGACATAAGAAGGCGGAACACAAATGACAACGAGAGTAAAAGTAGATCTTTCATTTACTAGAAATCTTGGTAACTATGAGAGCATTAAAATTGGCGTGGGCATTGAAGATGATGTAAGACAAGGAGAAACTGTAGACGCAGCCACAGAGCGAGTCTATGCTTTTGTTGAGAATAAATTAATTCAAAAAACAGAAGAGGTCGAGGAAGAGCTAAAGCGTGGCAAATAGCAAAGAGCCCTATATCCTACTTAGCTTATTTCAAAATTTATATAAAGAGAAATATGGCAAAGAAGCATCAATTAACAAATTCCGTGAAAAGTGGGCTATGCAAGATGTCATTGATAGTGTAGGATTTAACCGTGCAAAAGAGTTGCTTGAGTATTATTTTAACCTTACAAAGCACGGACACACAATCCAGTTCTTTTTATATAACTTTGATAAGATGGATACGGCTAGAACTGAAATTGAAAAGGATAAAGAAAAGCGTCGTTTGTTACTAGAGGAAACGAAGAAGATGGTAGAGCAAGGCGGACCAGAGTGAATACAGAAGCAGAGTTAATCTCAGCAGTATGCAAGAATAAAGACATTAGCACACTCCTTGCGGATAACGTAGACGATCTATTTACATCACATAAAGATATTTGGGATGGCTTGAAGTCATACTACTATAAATTTAAAGCAGTACCAGAGGTAGGAATCCTTCAGGAAAAATTTAAAGATTTTGATCCAGTAGATGTTAAAGGCCAGACAGGATATTACCTAGACACACTTAAGAATGAATTTATTTCAAACAAACTTAAGACTATTATTCTCCGTGCTGGATCATCACTTAAAGAAGATGCTGCTTCAAGAGTTCTTGAGAACATGCAGTCTCAATTAGCTGGTCTTAGCAGGTTTACAAATAATGTTCGAGATTTAGATATTACAGATGCAGATGCAGCAATTAGATATATGGAATTATTAAAGGTACGCTCTGCAGAAATGGGTGGTTCTCCAGGCATCAAGACTGGTTTTGAAGCCATAGATTTGGCATACCCAACAGGCATGGCTCCAGGCCACCTTATCGTCGCTATCGGCTGGCCAGGGCGTGGTAAGACTTGGTTTACATCCTACCTTGCTTGTAAAGCGTGGGAGCAAGGGTTTAAGCCTATGATTGTATCCCTTGAAATGTCACCAGAAAATATGCGTGATCGTATTTATACAATGCTTGGCTCTGGATTATTTAAGGCTTCTGATTTTTCAAAGGGAGATATTAATATTGATGACTTCCGCTCATGGTCAACAAAGAAATTTGCTGACAAGAATAGCTTTATACTTATTTCAAATGAGGGTAACACTGAAGTAACTCCAGCAACTATTCAAGGGAAGATCGACCAGCATAAGCCAGACTTGGTTATCCTTGATTATCACCAGCTATTTAATGACAACAAGCGAAGCAACTCTGAAGTTGAAAGAAACCGAAATGTTTCCCGTGAATTTAAGATGCTTGCAGTATCAAACAATATTCCTATTATTGATATTACTGCAGCAACTGCAGACGATGTTTCAGATCAAGATAATCCACCCATGATGTCTCAGGTAGCCTGGTCAAAGGCTATTGAATATGATGCTGATATGGCGATGGCAGTCCACAGATATCCAGGAACAAATATGATTGAGATTGTATCACGTAAGAATCGACATGGACATGAATTTGGTTTATACTTAGATTGGGATATCAACAGGGGTATCGTCAAAGAAATTTATGAGAATCCGTTCCAAAATAATGAATCACAAACCGATAAAAAGATTTCAGGTTAGAGTTGAATTTTTAGATGACTCTGATATGGTTCGCATTAAGTATCAATATGAAAGTATGCTTACGCATCAGATGAGAGACAAAGGGTATCTTAGGGTACTTGACATAGATACTAACTTTTCGGTAGAATTTGATGGCACGACATGGATGTTCTTAATGACACTCTATGGCACTTATGTAGGAAAGAAGACGGCATGGCAGCACGAAGCAATTACGCAAGGAAAGCTGATACCACGCAATACTCTAAGCAGCATATAAAGGCGATTGTAAAAAGCCTTGGCTTACAGGTAGCGGGTGAAACAGATATAGAGATCTCTTTCTACTGCCCATTTCATTCCAATAGACATAGTGCTAGCTGCAGCATAAGTAAAACAACTGGTGCATGGCTATGCTTTAATCCATCATGTGGTGAAACTGGATCACTGATAGAGATAGTTAAAAGAGTTTTGCATAAGAATGATTTTGAAGCTATGAGATACGTCTATTCAAAAGAGGCAGAGACACTAGAAAACTTTGATGATCTTTTAAACGATATGCTAGAAGACAAGCCAGACTTTGTAGAGTTCCCAGAAGAAATACTAAAGAATTTATATAACGACCTAGTTGCCAGCACAGAAGCACAAAATTATTTTAAGTCTAGAGGCATTGATATGTCTTCGATGGCGCACTTCTCTTTAGGCTATTCCCCAAAGCAGGACATGGTTACAGTTCCAGTACACAGCCCAGACGGCCTTGCAGTTGGCATTGTTGGCAGATCAATATCAGAAAAGAAATTTAAGAACAGCACCAATTTACCAAGAAGCAAAACTATGTTTAACATTCACCGTGCTAAAAAAATAGGTGACAATGTTATTATTGTAGAGTCCAGCTTTGATGCAATCCGTGTGCATCAGGCTGGATTCCCTAATGTTATTGCAACACTTGGTGGACATATATCGACAGAAAACTTGGCATTAATAAATAGATATTTTAATAAGGTTACCCTAATGACTGATGCGGACCACGCTGGGCGTGAGCTTGCCAATAGCATAGTCTCTAGATTAAACAATAAAGACCTCTTGTGGGCTTCGTATGAATATGGTAAGATATATCCACATGATGCAAAAGATGCTGGCGATATGACTGAAGAGGAAATTAAAGCCTGTATTAAAAACGCAGTTTCCAATATTGAATATCAATCTTGGACCCATCAAAAATAATAAACAGATGGATTTATACCATCAACTACAAAGGAGAAATATATGGGAATAGTAAAAGGTTTAAAAGGATTAAATCAAGTTATGGACAAGCCTCAGTCAAATGGGGATGGAACAAAAGGTCGTTGGGTAAAGCTAGAGGATGCAGAGAGTGTAAAGATTCGCTTCTTGCAAGAACTTGATCCAGACTCACCTACTTATAATGAAAAAGCTGGTCTTGGATTTATTGCTGTAGAGCATACTAATCCAAAAGATTATCGACGTAAAGGTCTTTGTACAATGGAAGATCAAGGAAAATGCTACGGATGTGAACAGCATCGTAAAGACTATAAGGCAGGTTGGAAAGGTCGTTCACGACTTTACATTAATGTTCTTGTAGATGATGGAAAGGAAGACCCATATGTGGCTATCCTTTCTCAGGGGTCAAGTGGTAAAACTATTACCCCAACACTAATTGAATACGCTGGTGAAATGGGAAGCATTACTAATTTAATGTGGCGTGTTAAGCGTTCTGGAACAAAAACAGATACAAGCTACACAATCATCCCGTTAGCAAAAGATGAAACTCCTTTTGATGCCTCAACGCTAGAGTTGTTTGATCTTGAAACATCAGCAGTTCGTGATATGCCTTATACAGAACAAGAAGCTTTCTTTGCTGGGGAGAGTACTCATGCAGATGAGCCTTCAGCAACTAGCAGCAACTTAGACTGGTAAACAATTAAATAGCAGGGGCAGTCTATTGACTGCCCCTGTATTATTTAGTAGAATGACAACATGATCTCATACGAAATACCAGATCCATTTACAACTTTTAGAACAAAAAAGTATGCTGCACAAAAGTATGGCTACAGATATGATTTCTTTTCAGGTGAATGGGATTTTAATTGTGGTTGTTGTAATGAATTATTAAATGCACCAAGCAAAAAGATATTAACTAAAATTAGGTTGTATCATACAAGAAATGAATGCACAGGCGGATACTAATGAACTTTACACACTTACACGTTCATTCATATTATTCATTAATGGATGGATTAAATTCACCTAAAGAATTATGCCAAGCTGCGTTAGATGCTGGGCAAACTGCGATTGCAATTACAGACCATGGCACTCTCTCCTCACACAGAGATATGCAAATTGCCGCAAAAGAAACTGGCATCAAGCCAATTCTTGGTGTTGAGGCGTATATTTCTCCAACCGATAGGTTTGATAGATCTTCTAAAACAGATAAGTCTATTCAGGCTTACAACCATATTATTTTGCTAGCGAAAAATAAAAAGGGGCTGGAGAATATAAATGCTTTGCAGGAACTTGCTTGGAACGAGGGCTTTTATCATAAGCCCCGTATTGACAGAGAGATTTTAAATGATTATAGCGAAGGTATTATCGTTCTCAGCGGATGTCTTAATGGACTCATTAGTAAGGCTATCGATAAAGGTAACATGGAGGAAGCAGAACTTCTTCTCAAAGGCTTTAAACAAACTTTCGGACAAGATTTTTACGTGGAAGTGCAATCACATAACCCTATGGAGATCAACTCTGCCCTTTTAGAATTAGCAGACAAGCTTGGAATTAAAGCGGTGGCAACAGGAGATGCTCACTTTGCTAAAGAAGAAGATAGAATCCTAGAAGAAGCATTACTAATTTTATCCACATCTCCAAAGGCTGATAAAGATATGGACTTCGACATGTCCAGAAACATGAAAGATATGTTAGATAGATTTAACTATCTTTATCCTGACCGTAGGATTTCATTTCAGGATATGAATTTGTTTATTCAAAACCGTTCTGAGATAGAAGCAGATTTTAATAAAACTGGGATTAATCGAACAGACATCTATGAGAATACAATGGAAATTGCCGATAAGGTTGAAGATTACGACTTCTATCAAGGCCTAGACCTTCTGCCAGTCCCAAAGACTGATGCTGATGAAAGACTAAGGGAGTTGGCTGAGAAGGGCTTAGAGAGGCTACAGGAGGCCTCAAACCCTATTTATATAGACAGGCTTAACGAAGAGCTTGCTATTATTGCCAAGAAAAATTTTGCTTCATACTTCCTTGTTGTTGGAGATATGATTAATTGGGCTAAAGAAAATAAGATCATGGTTGGCCCAGGCCGTGGCTCTGCCGCTGGTTCTTTAGTTTGTTATACATTAGGAATTACTGATGTGGATCCGATTAAGTACGACCTTTTATTCTTTAGATTTATTAATGAAGAGCGTAATGACTTCCCAGATATTGATACTGACTTTGAAGACCGCAGGAGAAAAGAAGTCAAAGATTATTTAAAGAAAAGGTTTAAGCACGTTGCTTCTATTTCTACATACACTTATTTTAAAGACAAGGGTGTTGTTAGAGATGCTGCCCGTGTATTTATGGTTCCTCTACAGGAAGTTAACCGTGCACTAAAGTCTGTAGATACATTTGAAGACTTTATAGACTCTTCAAACACAAAAGAATTTAGAATGCGTTACCCAGAAGTTGTTTGGCTTGCCGATAGACTTCGTGGAAGAATCAGATCAGTAGGCGTACACGCTGCTGGTGTGGTTGTTGCAAAAGATGATTTAAGAAAGTTTGCACCAGTTGAATCTCGTGAAGACTCTCAAGATAAAGTATCAGGAAGAATTCCAGTCGTCGCATACGATATGGATACGGTTGCAGATATAGGTCTCATTAAGCTAGATGCACTAGGTCTTAAGACTTTATCTGTGATCTCTGATACATTGAAGTCGATTAAAGATAGGCACGGCAAGACAATTAATCTTTCCGAAATGACTATGGATGACGCCAATGTTTACAAGATGCTGAACGACGGGTATACAAAGGGTGTATTCCAAGCAGAAGCAACTCCTTACACAAACCTTTTGATTAAGATGGGTATAGACAAGTTTGAGGATCTTGCTGCTTCTAATGCACTTGTTCGTCCTGGTGCAATGAATACAGTGGGTGCAGCGTACATTAGCCGTAAGAATGGCAATGAGGCTGTAGACTACATGCACAAAATTATGAAGCCCTTTACCGAGAACACATATGGTGTTATTATATATCAAGAGCAAGTTATGCAGGCATGCGTACACTTGGGCGGCATGACTTGGGCAGAGGCTGATAAGGTCCGCAAGATTATTGGAAAGAAAAAAGATGCAAAAGAGTTTGACCAGTTCAAAGATAAGTTTATTACTGGGGCTTCAGAACACATTACTAAGAAAAAAGCCGAAGCGCTATGGCATGATTTTGAAGCGCATGCTGGTTATTCTTTTAACCGCTCCCATGCTGTTGCTTACTCTATGCTTAGTTATTATACTGCTTGGCTTAAGTTTTATTATCCGCTTGAATTCATGTTTTCAATTCTTAAAAATGAAAATGACAAAGACGCAAGAACTGAATATTTAATTGAGGCAAAACGTCTTGGACTAAAAGTTTTATTGCCACACATTAATGAATCACAAGTATATTTTTCACTACAAGACAACGCAATTAGATTTGGTTTGGCTGAAGTAAAATTTATTTCAGACAGTATTGCTAATAAGATAATAGAAAGAAGGCCCTTCAGTGACTATGCTGACTTTATTGATAAAGCATCGAAAAAGGGTTCTGGCATTAATAGCCGTGCTATTGCTGCTCTTAACTCCATCGGCGGTGCTGCGTTTGCTGATAACAAAAGGCAAGGAAATGAAAAAGACAATTACTACGAATATTTAAGTATTCCAACATTCAATCTAGACGGGATTCCCCCAAGAATTAAAGCTCAGGCCAGACCTATTGAAGAATTTGATGACCTTGGTTCATTTGTAATGTTTGGAATGGTTAAATCGATCAAACGTGGAAATGGGTGGGCTAGGGTTGAGTTAGTTGATGAAACTGGTTCTGTTGGTTTATTTCACACGGAGCAGACACAAATCGAAATAGGCCAGATGTATTTTATTCTGGTCGGGGATAATAGAATAGCTAGGTACATAAAGGTTTCTGATATAAATCTAGACTCTAACGATTTATTTGTTGATTACTTATATAGGAAACAATATGATCTTGAAGAGGACGAATACATTGTGGTAAACTTTACACCTTATACAACTAAGGCTGGCAAACAAATGAGCCACCTAGTATTATCAGACAAAGACAAAAAATTAACAAGAGCAATTGCTTTTCCAGCAATGTATAAAATGACGCTAGCAAAAATGCGTGAAGGAATGAAATGTAAGGTGACGTTAGCTAAATTAGATGACGGAACATTAAATATAAAGGAGATAAAATGACAGAAGATATCAAAGTCAGTACGGCAGAAGAAGTTTTTGGTGCTTTAAGTGTGCCAAAGATTTTAATTGCCTCCCTGCAAACACTCGGAACAATAACCGTGCCTACGGATTTATTTATGAATGCAGCGACAGAAGATCAAGAACTTAAGGTTGATTACAATTCAGATAATCAAACATTTACATTTACATTAAAAGAGAAAAATGAATCAGGAACAGATAACAGCCAAATCGTTACAGACTTCGAGTAAAAGTTTAGAGCTTGTAACTGACTACGGTCTAGACGTACTATCAGCACTATTGCATGAGACTGCAATTGAAAAAGGATTTTGGGACAAACCAAAAAACTTTGATGTGTTTGGAAACAAATTAGCATTAATACACTCCGAAGTAACTGAAGTTCTTGAAGCAATTAGAAAGAATAAGGGGTCTGAAAAAATTGTAGAAGAAATGGTTGATATTTTAATTAGAACTTTTGACTTATATGCATCAATGCGTAATTCTGGATTTGTAGATCACAGCCTAGATGAAGTTTTATTTAAAAAAATGGAAATAAATAAAGAAAGACCAAAGCTTCACGGCAATTTATTTTAATGATATAATTGTATAAAAGAAAGAGAATAAATGACTATAGCGATTGATGAAATCCTAGCAGGATTAGATCCAAAAACAAGAGCAAGAGTAAAAGCAGCGCAAGATGTAAAAGTTGAAAAACAAAAAACACCCAGCATAGGTCTTAATATGGCCTTAAAGGGTGGGCTTGGTTATGGAAGACAGGTTCTTGTTTGGGGCAATAAGTCTGCAGGGAAATCTTCATTTTGTTTACAGATGATTGCGCTTGCACAAAAAGAAGGTAAAACTTGTGCGTGGATAGACTCAGAAGCATCCTATGATCAATCGTGGGCAGAAATGTTAGGAGTAGATTCTTCTTCCCTTATTTATTCCCCAGCAAAAACAGTTAATGATATGGTTGATGTTGCAACAAAATTGATGACTGCTGGAGTAGACATTATTGTTGTTGACTCAATCTCAGCACTACTTCCAGCCATATATTTTGAAAAAGATGGAAATGAAATGAAAGATTTGCAAGACACAAAGCAAATCGGCGCCGAAGCAAAGGATATGACCCACGCAGTCAAGATGTTAAACTATGCAAACAAAAACACACTATTGGTACTCATCTCACAACAGAGAAATCAGTTTGGGTCTATGCATGCCTCCCACATACCGACAGGAGGAATGGCAGTCAAGTTCTTCTCTTCCACCGTCATTAAACTTTGGTCTTCTGAGGCTGAAGCTAACGCTATCAAAGCTGGCATTAAGGTCGGTGACAAAATTATTGAACAGAGGGTTGGCAGACCAGTCAATTGGATTATTGATTACAACAAACTCGGCCCCCCTAATTTATCAGGACAATACGATTTCTATTATCAAGGAGAGTCTTTAGGAGTAGATCTTGTAGGAGAAACACTTGACGTTGCAGAAATGGTTGGAGCAATAGAAAAAGGTGGAGCCTGGTATACTATTAATGGAGAAAGATTTCAGGGTAGAGCAAAATCTGTTGCATATCTAAGAGAAAATCCAAAAGTTGTTGATAAATTAATTAAGGATATAGATGCCAAATCTTAATGAGTTTTTAAAAAAAGAAGAAAAAAAAGAAATAAGTCCTACGTTTGAAGTGGTAGAAGGCATTAAGCCATGCTCTAAATGCGATAAGAATGCAGAAGAGTCATTTTGGTACCCAGACTCAATGACACTTTATTGGGAATGCCCAGACGGACACAAGAATGAAATAGGGGTTGGATAAATTGTCTATTTTAAATACAGAATTTGGCGATATTAAAAAGATTGTTGTTGCCCCACAAATTGTAATTTACAGAAATATTTTTAAGAATAGCAGAGAGATAATTGATTTGCTTGAAAAAGATAGAGATGTTTCTTTTTTTACAAAATGGAGAGATTGGTACGGCCAAGGATTTAGAAAAGATGCAGATGCAAGTCTATTAAATAAAATAAATACTGATAACGATGTAAATTTAAATAAAGAAAAAGACTATATACTTGAAATAAATAGATGCATGAATTTTATTAAAGCAGATTATTTTAAAGATTTTCCAGAGCATTCTGGAGTTTGGCCAAGTTTTATAAAAAATTGGAACAGCCTAATTAATGATAATAAACAATATTATATTGATTTTTTTAGATATGATATAAAAAAACAATATAAAGAATACCCTGGCGAATTAATGATGCAATACCATATAGACGAGATGCCAGTACCAGGCGAAACAAAAGAATATAGACACGTAGCTACGGTTAATTTTTATTTAAATGATGAATATAAAGGAGGGGAGATATGTGTTTATGACTCAATTTCAAATAACATATATAAGTATAAACCTCAAGTAGGTGACGCTGTAATTATGCCATCCACAGAACCTTTTTATCATGCCGTAAAACCCTTCTACCTAGCTGATAGATATTTTCTTAGAGCCTTTATTGATTCTGAAGTTGCAAAAGAAGATGAATGGAAACAAAAATATGATTTGGGAAGCCAAATAGAAACAGAAGAGTCGTACGTAGAAAAAGATTTGCAGATAATTAAAATCTCTTTAGGCTCTACTTTGATAGAAGTAAAAGAATAAATTATGTCTGAAAGAGCTGAAGTAAAAAGAGATGGCGCTAAAGCACAAAAAAATAGCGGCAGGGGAGAATATCAAAAAGGGGATGCTAGGTGGAATCGGTTCCTTGTAGATTACAAAGAGGCTGGATCAAGTTTTACATTAAATAAAGATGTCTGGGCAAAAATATGCACTGACACATTTAGGGTCAGTAGAGACATGCACCCAGCTTTAAAAATAATAATTGGAAGAGATAGCAGAGTTAGACTTGGTATAATAGAGTGGACAGTTTTAGAAGAACTAATACAATTTTGGGAGGACAATAATGCATAATGTAGATGTTTATATGGACTCGCCAACAACTCCTACTGCAAAAATTAGACCACTAACGCTTCAAAGAGACTGGATGCACTCATACACTTATAACTGCTACCCTATAGCATTGGCAAATACTTTTGGGTATGGAATTTATTTTGACCACGATATATCTTTTATTTGGGACGGATCAAAGGCCGATGGGGCGGTAGGTATTATAGGGAAAGAAAACATTTGGGTGGGTAGAGGAGAAGGAACAGTCAGCTTTATCACTAATCTAATATTTAAAACTGATGAAAATACAAGTGTACTTACCATGCCAGTCCCAAATGAATATCTTGAAGGAGCACAAGTTTTAAGCACGATATTGTCTACATCAGTATTTACTGGTACATTTACTGTTGTTTGGAAACTAGATACTGCTAACAAAGAATATTTTGTTCCAGCTGGCACAAACATAGCATGCGTATTGCCAATATCTATTGGTTCTATACAGGGATCCACTTTTAATATTAAAAATTCTCCTTGGCCATTTGAAAGCATTCAAGATAGCAAAGAGTATATGACGTATTTAAAAGCAAAAAATGCAGAAGGGATAAAGCCACAAATGTATAAAAAGGCTATTGATCATACAGGGAAAACTATTGGAAAACATGAAGTAAAAAAGATTATATTGAATGTTATAGACGAATCAGAGAGTGAGGATTAAAAATGGCGGAAGATAGAAACACGCTTCAATTAATTAGTGATATAACTGAGTTTAATGATCTGCATGAGTATATGCAAGATGAGCACTTAGACAAAGCATTGGCTATTGTTGTAAAACTTTTAATGAACCCAGATGTTCCTTCTGCAAAAGCCCCTATGTTAATCATGGAGCTACAAGCAATGTCTACTAAGTTTGCGGTAATGTCTTCTGTGTATTCAACCATTGCTAAAGATAAAGCGGGAACTGTAAATAACAATAAGAAGAACGTTTACTACTCAGTAAAAGAGTCCATAGACAAACTTGTAGATGCACTTAAGTATGTCGTTAGGTACAACTCATAAATGGCTAGAGATATTGTAAAAAACCTTAAGTTTAAAAAACATACTGGAAAGTTCTTCGATCCAGAAAAATTTGCATCATTGCTTGATGAGTCATATCGTAATACTAAAAGAGCAGATGGGCAAATGACAAAGAAATCATTTAGCCCAAGCTCACTTGGATACGGACACGGTACTTGCCCAAGATATTGGTATATGGCTTTTTCTGGTGCAGTGTTTATTGATGATAATGATGCGGTAGCGGTTGCGAATATGGCACAGGGAACCCAGGCACACGAAAGACTTCAAAAACTTATTGCAACAATGCCAGAATGGAGAGCAGAAGAAGAGGAGATCATTAATGAGTATCCTCCTATTAGAGGCTTTATAGATCTAATCATGGAGTATGATGGCGAAACCGTTATAGGAGAAATCAAGACGGCAAAACAAGAGGTATGGGATACAAGACAATCGGAGATGAAGTCTTCGGCAAACCACATGCTTCAGTTATTAACCTATATGAAACTAAAGAATGCCAAAGAAGGATTCTTTCTGTATGAAAACAAAAACACTCAAGAGATATTGATTATTCCAATCTCAATGAATGATAAGAATAAACAAATAATTGAAGAGGCGTTTGCTTGGATGGAGCAGGTCTGGGACAACTTTCAAAATGGAGACCTCCCAGTAAGACCAGCAGGATCAACTAAGTCCAAGATGCCATGTACCTACTGCCCAGTTAAAAAGGCATGCTATGACAAATCTGGACCCCTGGGTACCGTTGAGATAGATCTTTATATGGTTCCAAAAATATGATTTGTGCTAACACAGAATGTAATAAAAAATTTGACTCCAAAACACACAACCAAAAATATTGTTCAGATGAGTGTTGCAGGGTTTCAACTAATAAAAGAATTATGGAAAAGTACTACGAAAAAAAAGCAATTAAAAAGGGTGCAGTTAGGCTATGCAAGAAATGTAAATCACAATTAAGTCGATACAACTCTGACGATATATGCTCCTCATGTACCAAAAAAACAAATTTAAAATCTAAAAAACTTCTACAGGGCATTATTGATGAAATTAGCTAGCCTAATTAAAACAAAAGCAAATAGAGTTTTAGGTATAGACGCCTCTACAAACTCTATAGCTTTTTGTTTGATGGAGGACGACATTCCTTTAAAATGGGGCAAAATAAATCTTGTTGGTGAAGACATATATGAAAAAATTTATGACGCAAAAAACAAAATGGCTATGATGTTAGATGAACTTAATAGTGATTATATTGCTGTAGAAGGAGCCATACTTGTCAGATCACCAGATGCTGTGATAAAATTATCTTATGTCTATGGAGTTGTTATTGCTGAGCTTATGTCTACTGGTGCTAAGGTTATTACTATTAGCCCATCCTCGTGGCAGGCGTACATTGGCAACAAAAATCCTACAAAAGATGAGAAGTCTGCAATAAGATTATTGAACCCAGGTTATGCGGAATCTTGGTATAAAAATCAATTAAGAAATATGAGGAAGCAAAGAACTGCTGACTACTTTAATAAGAAATACGGTTTAGAAATTGTGGATTTTGATGTTGCAGATAGTTTTGGTATTGCACATTATAGTAACCAGGTGCTTACTAAGCGATGAAGCTTTATCAGAGTAAGGATTGGCTATATAGAAGGTACGTAGTACAAAAGAAAACAGTCACAGAAATAGGTAAAGAGTGCGGAGTCTCTGCTATGACCATACAGAGATATTTACAAGAGTTTGGATTGTTAAGAAAAAAATGAGCGAATACCCAAATAAAGATGGCGGATATCAGGCTTGGATAACAGACCTACAGCTGATTGCTACTGCTGCACCGTCGGGACATAAAATTATATCAGAATGCCTTGAAACAGCAGAGATGCTTATAAAGAAAAATATATCTTATGGAAATTCTGCTCTTGATCCAATTCGTATTTTTTCAAAGGCGGATTCAACAGAACAGATTCGTGTTCGTATTGATGATAAATTAAATAGAATTCAAAATGATAAAGCATTTCCTGGCGATAATGATATTGATGATCTAATTGGATACTTGATACTTCTTAAAATTGCTAACAAGTCTTAGTCAACTAAAACGTGGTATAATTTAATTATGAGCGAAATAGAGCCAGCGGTACATTTTGACCGCATGAATAGGGTTGTGGAAGAACTTCTAAAAGGAAATTCTGCAACACAGATAGCAACACTTACTGGGTTCTCTAGAAAAGAAGTCCTGGAATATGTTGACGAATGGAAGTCTGTAGTACATAATGATAGCAATATCCGTGACCGTGCCCGTGAAGCTATCTCTGGAGCAGATCAACACTATGCAATGCTAATTAAAGAAGCCTGGAAGACTGTAGAAGATGCGGACACCCAGGGGCAGCTAAGCGTGAAGGCAGGAGCACTAAAGCTTATCGCAGATATTGAAACTAAAAGAATAGCAATGCTTCAATCTGTAGGGGTATTGGAGAATACACAGATAGCCTCTCAAATTGCTGAAACTGAAAGAAAACAAGAAATTTTAGTTGGAATACTTAAAGAGGTTACCGCAGGATGCACTAAGTGCAAAATGGATGTTGCAAAGAGGTTATCCCAAATAACTGGGATAGTGGAGCCCGTACATATAGATGCGGAAGTAATAGTCAATGTTTAATAAAGAAGGTTATGAAAAGCTTGGAGAAGATATTTATGTATACCATAAATTTGTTTCAGATGAAATTTGCGATTTAGTTTGTAAAGATGCAGAATTAATCAAAGATAAAGACTGGGAAGTCCTTCATTTTGAGAGATATATCTCAACAGTTGCAGCATCACCTCATATTAAAACAATAAGAAATACCCTTGGTTTAATATTAAAAGAAGGTTTTAATCTTGGAAACTCATTATCAGTTCAAAAAATGAAAAAGGGTTCCTATTTTCATGCACATTCCGATGATTATAAATATAGAGATGTAATAAAAGCAGCCAAGATGTATGTTGATGGTGAAGAATTTGATCTCGTAAAAAATAATGCTTTTGGAATTGTTGTATATTTAAGTGATTTTGAAGGTGGAGAAATTGAATATGTAAATCAAAACATTAAGTATAAACCCCTTAAGGGAGATTTATTAATACATGGAGCACATAATAATTGTGAGCATAAAGTTAATGAAGTGCTAAGTGGAATACGTTATGTTTATTCAAATAATATTTTTGAATTTGTAAAAGTGCCAAAAGGTTTTAAAAATGTCATTTGATTTCTCAGATTTAATTGATATATTAGATGGCGAAGAATTTGAAGAAAAACCAGTAGACCTAAGAACATTTGTTAATGATCCAAACTATTTAGGCCTACCTCCTCTATCAGAATATCAATATATTTTAATTGAAAAAAGTTCTCAGATATATAAAGAGTCTACTTTAAAAAAATTGTTTGGAGAAGACGAAGGACACACTAGATTTAAACAAACTGCTAACGAAGTTGTTGCTCAGCTAGGCAAAGGCTCAGGAAAAGATTATTGTTCAACTATTGCTGTTGCCTATATAGTTTATTTACTATTATGCCTAAAAGACCCAGCAACATATTATGGTAAACCACCAGGAGATTCAATTGATATTATTAATATTGCTATTAACTCACAGCAAGCAACAAACGTATTTTTTAAAGGCTTTAAAAGTCGCATTGATAAATCCCCATGGTTTGTAGGAAAATATTATTCAAAGGCTTCTGAAATTCAATTCAGTAAAGCCATAACAGTACACTCAGGTCATTCAGAAAGAGAAGCTTGGGAGGGATATAACGTTATTGTTGTTATCTTAGACGAGATCTCTGGATTTGCAATTGAAAATACTACTGGGCACGATCAAGCAAAAACAGGTAGCGCAGTGTATGATATGTATAGGGCTTCTGTAGACTCACGCTTTCCAGACTTTGGAAAAGTAATTTTACTTTCATTTCCAAGATTTAAAAATGATTATATTCAGCAAAGATATGATGCTGTTGTTGGAGAAAAAGAAACAGTAGTTAGAGATTATAAATTTAAGATGTACGAGGAGCTACCAGATGGCACAGAAGGCAATGAGTTTGAGATACAATGGGAAGAAGATCATATTTTATCTTATAAAATACCTAAAGTATATGCTATTAAACGCCCAACTTGGGAGATTAACCCAGTTAGAAAAATTGACGATTTTAAAACAGCATTCTACACAAACCCAACCGACGCCCTTTCAAGATTTGCATGCATGCCCCCCGACGCAATTGATGCATTTTTTAAATCAAGAGAAAAAGTAGAAAAAGCTTTTAATGTTGGCGCAATTGCAGTAGATAATTTTGGAAGACTTGAAGAATGGTTCTTGCCAGACCCAGATAAAAAATATTACATACATGTAGACTTAGCTCAAAAACATGATCATTGTGCTGTAACTATGGCACATATAAACAAATGGGTAAACGTCAAAGTCACAGACACCTACTCTCAGCCAGCTCCAATAGTAGAAGTAGATGCTGTAAGATACTGGACACCAACTAAAGATAAGTCAGTAGATTTTACAGAAGTAAAAGACTATATTCTTTCTCTTAAGACAAGAGGATTTAATATAGCAATATGTACCTTTGACAGATGGAACTCTCATGATATGATGCAACAACTAAAACAATACGGCATCAATACAGAGATTCTGTCTGTCGCTAAAAAACATTATGATGATATGGCAATGGTTGTTGCTGAAGAAAGATTAATTGGGCCACATATACCTTTGCTTATAGACGAATTGTGCCAGCTTAGAATCATGAGAGACAAGGTGGATCACCCTAGAAAGGGTTCAAAAGATTTAGCGGATGCTACTTGTGGTGCAATATTTAATTCAATAAGCAGAACTAGGTTTGATGGAAATCAAGAAATTAATATACATACATATGAGTCAATGAACTACGACAATGATTTTGGGTCTAAAGATGACCCAGATACAACATCTTATAATATGATCAGAGCACCAAGAATGCCTCAAGATCTTAGAGAAGCAATGGACAGGATGCAAATAATATGAGTGAATATCAAGAGATAGCAAAACAATGTAAATGCTGCACAAAGCATGTACCATTGCCAACCGTAATGAAACTATATGCTGGTCAAATAGTGTGCCCAACTACACTACAAAATATCATTGAGTATCAAAGACTGTGGGAGTCTTTTGGGTCAAGGCCAATGGGGTCTATTAGAAAACATTTTTCTGAATATGTACAATCTATTGTTGAAGAAAAAATTAAAGGAGAAGATAAAAATGATAGCAATTAAATACTATATATATAAAATAAAATTAAAATTTCGTAAAAAAAATAAAGATAATGGATTTATTTATTAATGAAAGAAAACTAAAAAAATGGGCATAATACTAGGAATTAATGAAACATCTCATGATGCTTCCGTATCTTTAATTAAAGATGGCAATATACTATTTGCTGGACATGCAGAAAGATATAGTAAGCAAAAAAATGACTGGTACGTTAATAATAATTTAGTTAAGGATGCTTTACAATACGGTAGACCAGATCACATAGCATACTACGAAAAACCTCTTCTAAAAGCCTCTAGGCTGCTTTTAAAGGGTGGTGCTGGGGACTGGAAGCCAAAGTTTGATCTATCAAATATTCCATGGAAATATTTTGGTCATCATTATTCTCATGCTTCTGCTGGATACTATACTAGTCCTTTTAACGATGCGGTAATTGTAGTACTTGATGCAATTGGTGAGTATAATACTTCTACTATTTGGGTGGGAAACAAAGATAAAATAAAGCTTAAATATAAACAAAACTATCCAGTAAGCTTTGGTTTATTTTATTCCGCTTTTACACAACTAATAGGTCTTATGCCAAATCAAGAAGAATACATAATGATGGGTATGGCTGCATATGGAGACTGGAAAAAACACTACAAGAAAGTAGATGAATACTTTCCTTCTTATAATAAACAAAAATATAATTTTCATAAAGGAATTAATGACTGGGGTTGGGTTGAGTCCGAACAAGATAAGTTTGACATTGCTGCAGCAGTTCAGGTAGTTTATGAGCAAAGATTAAATGATTTTATGAGTATGGCAAAAAACATCACTGGTAAAAATAATTTAGTATTTATGGGTGGATGTGCATTAAATTCTTCAGCAAATACAATCTTGTGGAAGATATTTAAAGATATTTGGATTATGCCAAACCCAGGAGATGCAGGCTCATCTCTAGGAGCAGCAGCAGCTTTATATGGCAAACACATAGAATGGAAGAGCCCATATCTTGGATATGATTTAGGGGGATCGTATCCATTCCAAGAGATTGTAGATGAAATATTAAAAAATGGAGTAGTAGCGGTTGCAACAGGTAGGGCTGAATACGGCCCAAGAGCTTTAGGCAATAGAAGTATTCTTGCAGATCCAAGAGACCCATTGATTAAAGATAAGGTTAATTTAATTAAACAAAGAGAACTATTCAGACCATTTGCACCAGTCATTATGGCAGATCATGCTTCTAAATGGTTTGATATGAGTTTTGAAAGTCCATATATGCAATACACCGTAAAATGTTTGCAGCCAAACAAGATACCTTCTGTTGTCCATGAAGACGGAACGTCAAGAGTTCAAACAGTAACAAAAGAACAGCATCCAGGATTATATAGAGCTTTAAATAAATTCTATTTAAAAACTGGAGTACCAATATTTTTAAATACTAGCTTAAACATAAAAGGTCAACCACTTTTAAATGATGAACAAGATGCTATTGACTGGCAGGCACACTATAAGTATAATATACTAACAGGTGCCAATAGCTCAGTTGGTTAGAGCCCCAAACTCATAATTTGGTCGTCGTAGGTTCGAGTCCTACTTGGCACACACCTCTGTAGCTCAGCGGAAGAGCAACAGACTTCTAATCTGTTTGTCGCTGGTTCGATTCCAGCCAGGGGTGCGTTCCTATAGCTCAGTTGGTAGAGCAGCAGACTTTTAATCTGCGGGTCGATGGTTCGAGACCATCTGGGGACACGGGAAATTCCCACTTATATATAAGGAGAAAAATGAAAACTGTAGGAGATAAACTTGGTAATTTTGCCGTTACTGGAGTTAAACCTGGGGCTTTATCATATGATGAAAGCTCATTTGAAGTACTGACGCAAGAATCTTTTCCAGGCAAATGGAAAATAATTGCGTTTTATCCAAAAGATTTTACATTTGTATGCCCAACAGAAATTGTTGCTTATGATGCTCTTGTGAATGATTTTAATGATCGTGATGCAGTTCTTATGACTGGTTCTGTTGATAATGAATTTTGCAAAATTGCATGGCGCAATGCACATGATGATTTAAAGAAAACAAATTCTTGGTCATTTGCTGATACATCTCATGCGCTTGCTAATGATTTAGGCGTACATCACCCCTCTGGTGTTACGTATCGTGCAACATTTATTGTGGATCCAGATAACATTATTCAGCATGTAACATGCAATAATTTAGATGTTGGTAGAAATCCAGATGAAACTCTTCGTGTGTTAGATGCACTTCAAACTGGGGAACTTTGTGCATGCAATAGGTCTCTAGGTGGAGAAACTCTATAATGACTTGGGTTGGCCAGTTAAATGAAAATCTTCCAGAATATGCTAAGGATATTAGATTAAACCTTGATGCTGTAATTAATAGGTCTACTCTTGATCCAGAGCATGCCTTGTACCTTTCAATTGCTGCTGCATTTGCAACAAGTAATTCAAAACTTTTGGCCTTTTTAGTTGCAAATGCAACTGATGAAGTTGAAAAAAATGCAGCATTGACCGCTGGAGCAATTATGGCACAAAATAACGTATGGTATCCATTTATTGAAATGACAGATGATGTCAATTTAAAAGGTTTACCAGCACAATTGCGAATGAATGCAATATCATCACATGGCGGAACTACTAAAGCCAAGTTTGAAGCATATTCATTAGCATCATCTATTATAGGAAAATGTCATTTTTGCGTAAAAGCGCATTATGAAACTCTTAAGCAAGAAGGATACAGCATTGAGCAGTTGCGTGATATCGGAAGAATTGCAGCAACAATTAATGCTTTGTCTAAGGTGCTTTCGGCATAATAGACGCCTCCTTAGCTCAGTGGTAGAGCAGCTCACTTGTAATGAGCAGGTCATCCGTTCAAATCGGATAGGGGGCTCTAAATTAAAAAATGGTATACTAGGATTTATGGATACAATAATTAATCAGTTAAAAACATGGCAAGCAAACTCTGTAGTTTTCTACAGTACAACTCATGGTTTTCATTGGAATGTTGAAGGCCCATTATTTACTCAGTACCACGCATTTTTTGAAGAAATATATACCGATGTTTATGCAACAATAGATACAATTGCAGAATGGTTAAGAAAATTTGATGTAAAAGCTCCGTATACTCTTCAAGATTTTACATTAAATAATAATTATGGCAATGTTGAGCTTGATTCAAATTCACCAATAGCGATGTCTAAACAACTCTTAGAAATGAATGATAAAATGATTTCTGATATAAAGGCAATGTTTGATGAAGCAACATTACAAAAAGAACAAGGTCTGGCAAACTTTTTGGCAGACAGACAAGACAAACATGAATTTTGGGGCTGGTGGCTAAGATCTAGCCTTAAGTCTACAATAAACTAGGAGAAATAAAATGGCAGAAATAATTCACCCAAATGCAGCAAAAGTATTAGCAGCAGCTAAAAAATATGCTGATGAGAAGTACACAGAAGGAACTAATAACGATACAATTTTTGGAAAACGCTATGGAATGAACAATCAGCCATGGTGTGCTATGTTTGTTTCAGGATGTTTTGATGATGCTGGAGTAGTTCATTTGGTCGCTGCTTCAACAAAGAAAGGCTTTGCGTCATGTGATGCAGGAGCACAATGGTTTGCAAAGAACAAAAGAATTGTTCCAATTGGACAAGCACAAGCAGGAGATATAGTATTCTTTAACTTTGATAAAAACCCAACAGACACAGAGCATGTTGGAATTGTTATTTCAAACGATGGAAAAAATCTTATAACATATGAGGGAAACACATCTGGAGATACAAAGGGGTCACAAGCAAATGGGGATGGCGTATTTAAAAAGAAACGCCCATATAGCTTAGTTATGTCAGTAGCTCGTCCAGATTGGGATTCTGCTCCAAAGGTTGCAGCACCTGTAAAGAAGGCAGCAGTTAAGGCACCAGCAAAGAAGGCAAAGTAATTATGAAGAAGGTAGGGCTAGTAGTCTTGGGATTAATACTAGTCCTATCAACTTTTCAAGCAAATGCATCAACACCAGATTGGGTTTTACAAAATAAAAAAATAACCCCAGGTGTATTAAATAAAAATGTAACTCAAGAAAATATTTCTACAACTGTATGTAAATCTGGGTGGACTGCAACAATTCGTCCAACAGTTACATATACAAATAAATTAAAAGAAGAACAATTAAAAACTACATATTTATCTTATACTAAAATATGGGGCACAGAGATGTCAGCTTATGAGGAAGATCATTTAATTTCTCTTCAATTGGGTGGAGACCCAAAAGATCCTAAAAATTTATTTCCACAACCATATGCAGGAAACAATGCACGTAAGAAAGATGTAGTAGAAACAGCCCTTAAACGTTTAGTTTGCTCAGGTACAATTAAGTTAAAAGATGCTCAAAAAGCTATTTTAAATTGGCCTGTGGCATATAAAAAATATGTAACTTCAACAGATAAACCAGACACTTCCGATAACTAAAAGTAAATGATATAATATATTAGTACC